CTAAATAATTGGCATTGCTCCCGTATTTTATTTGATATTTATCATCAAAAGTAGAAACAGACCAACCCATTTACATAAACTCTATATATATAATTTGTTATTATTTTTAAATATATAATACCTATTTCATTCATTCCTTCATTCCTTCATTCCTTAAACACATATAAATATTATTGGCGTATATTGTATATCGCGTCTTAAGAATGGCACAAAAATTATTTACGAATCATGACAAATATCATTTACATAAACTGCTAGGATTCGGGTGTCTTTTTAACTTCTTTTTGCGTATTTATTGGTTGACAGCATATGGTTCTATGTATATATATGCGTCTGCTGCGTCTGCCTTAATCATCCCAGTAGCGCATTTAACGTTATCATTGTCGTCTTTCATATTTCAGGTACCACTGATAAGATTAAACTCAAAAATTATAATATGGAAAGAGCTACAATTACACAATATCATATTCACATCACGAAGTGCGACTATTATGATATATAGTGTCATTTGCGCTAGGAACAATATAGGTATCATTGACACCGCCAGCACCGCCAGCTCCGGTACCGAATATTACTATCTATATCAATTCGGTAAGTTTGCTTTAATAATCGCACACCACCTGTTAGCAGACTATATTACTGTTAAATACAATATGAATGATAAAACGACGACCAGAGATATAAACTGGGAGAACATTCCTGATTCTAGAAGAGCAATTATAAAAAAATACTACGCAATCTGCCAAATATTAGCAATCAATGCCCTGCTCTTGACTGACAACGACAAGAAGGGCTCTGGTGCTATTGAATCGGCCTTCTTGATTATGTTTCCTATACAATTATCAACGTTCTTGATGACCCTTGTTAGAAAGTCTATTATTTCTAATATCAGTTGGCATATATTCTATGGATTATCGTTATTGTCGCCATTTTTGATTACGATTAATACTATGAATACGATAAACGGTAGCTGTGACGGTAACGGTAGCTGTGACGGTAACGGTAGCTGTGACGACGGTAGCTACAGCGCTACTGGTGTTCGTAAAAATAATCTAGAGGTAGCCAAAATATTTCTACCAATCCTCTATGTGATATTTAGATTACAATACAGGATGGATAAGTATTATTTAATGTCCCACGTATTCCTATTAAACATGTATATCCAATACAGGAATAGGACGAGGCTAGCATTGTAGAAGCGGTAGGCAATGCGGTAGCAGAGTGCCTATATATATATCCTCTTTTTTATCTTTCAAATGTCTTGCTATTTGTTTGAGAATAATAATACATGTATGTTAAAAAATATCTGCTCTTGTCTATTTCATTCAGCTTATCCGTATTGAGCTTTATGTCGTTATAGATAGCAAACTCAAAGAGATTCTTCAGTAATAGCAGGTCGTCGTCAAAATTATTGGAGGGATTGGCAAATATGTTGAGTATCTTGTAATTTTCTGGCGCTAATCGCCGAAGAAGGCAGATGTAATTAAGATTAAAGGAATCGTTATATACCCCTATGATAACGCTAGGAGTCACAAAACGATATTTGCTTAACCACAGGGTATCCTCAATGATTTTAGGATGACTATCCTCATTTTCTTTAGACCATTTATATAAATAACTATACACATTATTATAATTAAGGGCACAAATGTTTGAGTTCTTACCCTTGCCGTTATTATAGTTAAATGTAGGGAAGTTATATGAGCTGGCGCCTAATATATTTATAAATAGCAGAAGTAGTTTAACACTTGTACTAATATTCATAATATATGTTAAGATTTATTATATGTAGTATTACTGCCTATATTCATATATGTGTTTGAAGATGGCCTGACAGGCTATTGTATGGATCCTTTTAACTCATTCAATTCCTTTAATTCCTTTTTAATTTGTTCGTAATCTATTAGATATAATGAGAATACACGTCCCTAATCATCTTATCTTCATATCTATGGGGGTGTTTTTAGTCCTGAATACGTTTGAGAACATTATCCATTTCAGTATCGGGAGGAATATTGAAGAAAAAGATAACTCCAAAATAGAGATTAAGATTCCTGAACTTTATGATATTATAAAAATAGGATGTATAATGGCTATATTCGCATTACTCCAAGCTACCTTTACGTATTATTTTGTGGTTAGTGGATACTAGCGATACCATCTAGCGATACCATCTAGCGATACCATCTAGCGATATCATCTAGCGATATCATCTAGCGATATCATCTAGCGATATCATCTAGCGATGTAGTCCATATCCATGGTTACCGTCATAATAAAAGCACGCATCCTCTATATATACGCTGTCTGTATATTCCATCGCCCTTAACCAGCAATCGTAATCTTCGGGGATAAGAGCAGACATACTGATATGTCTCATTTTACCAATATGATTCAACAGCCTCCTTTCTATTACTACGGAACTACAAACCATACAATTATGTATCTTGATAAAATCAAGAGTCCATATAGCAGGAAATCTGTCGTTATCTATGAATCCCGATTCCATATATATGTTTTTCAAGATGTCAAGGTGCGCCTCGCAATTATATTTTTTATAGGATATATTGCTATCGTATTCACCGTTCCCAAACAAACCCTCGGTGGATGACATTTTACATCCTGTGCGTTTCATCGCGTCTATTTGCGATGTCAATTTATGAGGAAACCAGACGTCATCGTCATCACAGAATGCTATATATTCCCCCGAAGATTCCTCAATACCCATATTTCTAACGTGAGCGATACACACGAACCCGAATAAATCCCGTGTATTCTTTTCTAAATGGATAATCTTTATCCCGTTCTCTTCCCAATTGTACTGATAATACTCTTTTTCAGAGGAGCAGTCATTTACTACGATTATCTCTATATCTTTGTACGTTTGCGATTTTATAGATTTGATGGCATTCATCAAAAACTTGAACCGATTGAAAGATGGTATAATAACACTAACAAGACCCATAATCTGCTTATGTAATGTAATGTATGTAATGTATGTAATGTATGTAATGTAATATATTGTTTATGTTTATATATTATGAAATAAAAAATAGATAACATATAATGTGTCGTTTAAGACTACCTGTTTTTGTTATTGAGTGTTTTTAGAAATCGTTTGTGTCGTCGTCGTAGACTTCGTGGTCGTCGTAGACTTCGTGGTCTTCGTCCTCGTAGTAGTCGTCGTCGTTACCACCATCATATTTAGAGTACACCGAGGAAACTGCCTTGCTAGTCGTGCTCGGCATGCTCGCCGTCTTAATATTAACATTCCTTACATAGCTACCTCCCATACAAACAATACAAGCATTCCCACCATAAGTAGAGTAGTAAGCATTATCTGCTGCGAACGCTTCATCGCTAAAGTCATATCCAGCATCCTTATCTTGTTCCCATATAGGTTCCATAAACGACTTCGGGTTTGACATCTTTGTCTTGTTCGCTTGCTTTAGCTTGTGTTCGCTTGTGTTCGCTTGCTTTAGCTTGTGTTCGCTTGCTTTAGCTTGTGTTCGCTTGTGTTCGCTTGCTTTAGCTTGTGTTCGCTTGTTGCGCTTTGCGCTTGCCTCTAATTATAAAAGAAAAGGCAATTATATCAATTTTTATCTTCATCCAATGGTTTTAGAGCATATTTATCCAGATATTTATTTTATTATTTTTATTATTATATTATAGATATGGAGATGTTTAATACGATTAATATTTCAATACAGGCAACCACATATTTAGTTTTAATAATAATAACTACGCTTATTAATCTAATATGCTATTATTTATTGGCGGGTATGTGGGGATTCGTAGCATATTTATTATATACGCTAATTACAATACCATTAGTTATATTATGGATGTATAATATTGATTGTCTAACTACTGGAAACTGCTATATATGGAGTTGGGTTATTACGTGGATAACCTTAATATCTGTTCTTACAACCACAATATTGCTCGTAGCAATATCGGTGAATCCGTCATTAAGCGATAGTCTTGTGGTGAGTAGCTCTATAGCTACTGGGGCATCTAGTGGAGCGAACACATCTAGTGGAGCGAACACCGCGAGCCCTCCTAAAAAAGAAGCTGATAAACCAGTCGTCTCTACCGCGAGTAACGCGAGTAACGCGAGTAACGCGAGTAACGCAAGTAACGCGAGTAACGCAAGTAACGCGAGTAACGCGAGTAACGCAAGTAACGCGAGTAACGCAAGTAACGCCAAATAAAAAATGATTTAGATTTACTATAGGGATATAGAGTAATGTCCGCTACACCGCCAGTTACAAGAGTAATATCATCATTTTACAGTTATAAAGGAACAAAAACAACATTTGTGTTTTTCGTTAGCGACAGTATAAATATGTATGTGGAGACTTTACAAGGTTCAATTATCATACCCTATAAGGATATTTGGCGATACAAGAACCTACACTCATATTATATATTGTCATTACAATTGACGCCTAAAAATTGCGAAGTACATCATTGCGACTGGGGATTTAAGGGATTGTATAATGAACTACGCCATTGGTATATATATTCTAGTATATGCTGGAAGACTCGCTATTTATCGTTCGGCGACTACTGTTATTTTAAGACGAATCCTTTAGAGATTCCTTTGACAGATTGCGATACCGAATATACGATTGATGACTTTGTTAATATATTTAATATTTGCGAAGACGACCCTTATTATATAGGTAGGTGGTTAATAAATTACGAAACAAATATAATATCAAATGACATATATTTTAGTGAATTACTAATAAAAAAATTAAAAACTAATTACGAGTTATTAAAGATTGTAGGAGACCATTTTAATCTTAACAATGATATTGTATTCAAGATATTTAATTTTCTTGATAGCAATAAAATAGAGATATGCTAACGACTGCTAAAGACTGCTAACGACTGAAAGGTATATAATAATATCAGCATATAATATATAATGATGCTATCTAGATTGACATTATCGCTCTTATTTCTCTACATTTCTGCTATAACATCCTATATTACTTTTCACGAAGGACTCTCGCAACTAAAGAATACGAATACTCTTCTGCGACTGCGCTCATCTAATAATTTGTGTACAAATGCGATGAGTGATACGTCGCCACAGTCGCCACAGTCGCCACAGTCGCCACAGTCGCCGCGACTATCTCTTAGTAATGCGAACATAACCAGTATAATTAAAAATACAGGGTCTTTCGGCGTCCATAATATACCCTTAACTGCCGAATGCGAACAATTAAATATCTCATCTATTTATCTTAATATAGACAAAGTAAAGGGTGTCTATTTTGCGAAGGATGTAAAGAATATCATTTTTACTTCGCTAGACAATTTATCAGAGTTATATTACTATGACAGGAGAGAAGGTGGTGTCATCTATAAGGTATCTAATAAAACTCGCATAAATATGAAAGATATCCAGCGATTCGTATTCCAAAGCTTCAACAATAATGTAGATGGTATCCTATTTTAATATTTTAATATTTTAATATTTTAATATAATAGTAAGTAAGTATTAATAAGATGAACGACAAGATAGAGATAGACCAGTTATTTGCCGAGTGCGTCGGCACCTATGTTTTCTTTATGTGTATCCTACAATCGGCTGACCCTTTCCCTATCGCTATAGGTTTATTGGCTGCTGTTTATATGTTCGGCAAGGTTAGCGGTGGATTCTTCAATTCTACATTGAGTTTCATAATGTATCTTAAGGGAACCATTAGTATCACCAAGTTTTTTGCCTATGTATTCGCTCAAACTGTTGGCGGTATTCTCGCTCTGGCGACGTGGAAGATTATAAATAATAAGTAACGCGACTAACGTAACGTAACGTAACGTAACTAACGTAACGCGCAAGATATATAAATAGAAGCATGTAATATATATTATAGAAGGTAATAGAAGCAACCTGGTATTATCTTATGCTATCAGTAAATGTCAATGACGATGACGATGACAAGGATATTATAAATAATTTGAAAGAAGAAAATATGATGTTGAAAGGTCAGCTGGACTTTCTAGTAGAGTGTATCAGGAATCAAATGACAAACTTGGAAACACTATGCGAGACTAGTAAAAATAACTTGATACATAAGGCGTTTCTTAAACCTTATTATGAGAAAATATATAAATGCCAACTGCGTTTGTAATAAAAAATGATTCTATACTATATATAGTATGCTAACAACCTAATCTAATGGTATCTCTGGCAAATGACTTGTATTTCACAAACATCCACGTAGTGCCTACCGCTGTTAATGCGATGGTTTGTAAGCAATGGTATATAAATATACGGGATATTTTAAAGAAACAGAAACAGGCCTTTTATGAACTTCAAATATATAACCTGATAGCGAATAAGTATAGCAACTATCCACCTTATGGTTATCATACTAGAAGGCGGTTAGACTTTGATGGCTCCGGCTCCGGCTCTGGCTCCGGCTCTGGCTCCAGCTATAGCAATAAGAAGGATAATATATATGAAGATAATATATTTAATATCGCTTATGATAATATGATTAAGAATATTTTTGAATATCTTAAAACGGACACCCGAGTATTTCAAAGTATAAAGGAAAGCCTCATTGTGTATTACACCAAATATGTAGCAATACACACTCGGTGTTGTCGTATGGAATTATTTGATATATTGAATAGCGAATATATAGACGAAGATATAGCTAGCGAATACAAGGGGATACTACTAAAATATTATAATCACGATATCATTTGATGATTATATGACATAATTGTATGATGATTCTGCCACATAATCATTGTGACTATATTCTATATTATTACATATATATTACGTAACAAAGTTACTACGTTACTACGTTACTACGTTACTATGTGTCTCCTTTTTTTATAATTTCCATGAAATCCATGAAATCCATGAAATGTTCTATTTTTTCTAATAAGTAATAAAAAATGATTGTTACTGCTCTTTTAGTTTAAGCACAGACCAACCTAGCGAACTCCGCTAGAAAAGCCAAAGCAACCAAGTCAGCCAAGTCAGCCAAAGCAACCAAGTCAACTAAAGCAAGCAAAAGCAACCAAGCAAGCAACCCCATACACCAAACAATGCTTACCAACACTGTAACCAGCATCCCTGTCAGCTACGAAACTAACAATCACAATATCAATCTCTCTCTTACTTTTGGCGAAGGAAAGGACGGAGATGTCTTCAAAAATGAGGAGGAGAGAAAGAGTTTTAGTAAGAATTATGACGTGGAGGTGTTTGAATCTGGAGAAGGCGAAGATTATGCGAAGGGGTATCGTGTAATTTGTAATGACAATCCGCTTGTTATCAAGATTGGGGATATTAGTATAAAAGATGGGAGCTCCGGCTCCAGCTCCAGCTCAAAATATGAGTATGCTATTGGCTTCGCAGTAGATGGCGACGAACCAGAGTATCGGTCCGGGTTCTCTACGATTCCTAAAAATATTGAAAGGGATGGTACAATGTGGACTATCCCTGCGAATAATTACATTAGCTACAATTTAGACCAAAATCCCGATGCCAAATATCAATGGATGGCAAAGAGGTCATTGGAACAAGGATACAAGCCGACTGCGGAAGAATTGGAACTTGGGATGGAAGAAACAACAGAGAATACAGGATTGATTTATTTGACATTTATGGTGTTTCGTAAGTTGAAGTTTGTGGAAGAACCTGTGTCTCGTAGCATTGGTAGCGGCAGTAGAGGTACTACTCGTAGTTGTGGTGGAGGTAGCACAGGTGCCAGGTTTGGATACGGTAATGAAGCCACATCGGCATCTGTTAAAACTACATTTGAATATGCTGAAGGAACTGAAAAGTTTATCTTACCGATTCGTCTTAGGATTGCGAAAGATTCTGTAAAGACCGATATCAACTGTTCTAAACATTTAAAAGGCGCTAGTCTCAACACTCTTCGTCGCCAGACGATGAAGGTACCCTTCTAAATGTTTAGATGCGTAGCGGATGCCTAGCGGATGCCTAGCGGATGCGTACTGGCGTAGCACAGTGATGTAGAGTAATGTAGCAGTATATATATTCTATATTTTTATATTTTATATTTTATATTTTTTACCTCAATCTGCTTTAACAATCCACCTTCACAGTCATTACAGGGCTCAAGAATCCCGTCTCCTTAAATACAATACGATAATGGAAATGTCGCTCTAATAACTGCG